TAAATGATAAATTAACTAAACACATTGTTGATTCAGATATAAAGATAGACGAAGAAAGATGTGAAAAAATAGTAAATAATTTTCATAATAAGTACACTCTAGGCTCTAGCGAAAAATATTATGATAAAGTAATATTTATGCCAGGTACAAATCTTTTAACAAAAGGTAAATGTGTACATTGGGGGAGAGTTAGACAAGCTATTGATGAGGGTTTTGTAATAAAACCACACCCAATCACTACTAAGTTATGGGTTGCACGAATGAGACAAGACTTTGGATATGATAATGTCTTAGATAGAAAAGTTGGAGGTTTTGAACTTCTTGCAAACTGTACTCATTGTGCCACTATGCCAAATAGTGAGATGGGATTAATGGCACTTATGTTAGACAAAAATTTAGCAATGGTATCACATACAAAAGAAGATAGAGAGAAATCTCTTTTAACTTATGAAAGTTTATATTTTGCCATAGCAAATACAAACGCAAAACAATCGCTGAAGAAACTATTCTCAGCAAAGAACTCAGGAATAATCTTCAGTTTTGACGAAGACGCTGAGGAAAGAGTAAATAATTATCTCAATAATTTTTGGGAATACAAGGTAATAGACGGATGATAGAATTAGTAACAAAATACAAAAAAGATTGGACTATGTTCACTCTTGCCTCTTTATTAGACCAACCAGGGTTTCGCCTACACTTGTTCATAAATAAAGAGGATTGGAATGTGCAAGAGGTAGACTGGATTTTAGCAAACTTTCAGAATGTAAAAATCTACGAATCATGGTGGCAAACAAACAATATTTCTAGAATGGTATTTCATTTGAAGCAACAATATAAAGATATTGGTATGGCTAAACGAATGGTAGTATGGGATGGAAATAGAATTTTTAATCGTGATATTGATAGTGGTGATATACCACCGCACGAATTTTTTAAAGCATCACTTTCTTTCTTAGCGAGAGATTTGGTCTTTGATAAACATCCAAATATAGGTCACTATTACGATGTTCTTAAAATAAAAAGAAAGTCACATCAAGACTTACCTTTAGTAGATAAGAATATTGTTCTTTTAAACTGGAACAGATTATCAGAATTTGAAGATAGAGATTTATTCTTTACAAGACAAATCGATCCACCAAATCAAGGTAAAAGACCTTACATTGATACTAAACTTATTGCAACAAATGATTTAGCTTTCTTTGAATCACTTACACACTTCAAACATTCATGGCAACCTCTTTACATAAATGGTAAGGTAGATACTTTAATTCAGTTAGATACTTTGGGACCAAAAGAAATGTTAGATTATAATGTCATGATGAGAAAATCATGGAGTATAGATGTAGAACATCAATATTTATCCACACCATATGACACCTTAAATACAGGTATTCAATTATCTGTGCCTTGGGATTGTTATACTAAACTAATTGATAAAATTCCTGTTAACTTCAGAAACTCTAGGTTGAATGAATTACTATTAATAAAAGCAACAAAGCAGAAAGCTATGTCTGGAAAATTATTAAAAACTGGATTTCATTTAGGAAAGGTCTAAATCGCCTGGATTTAGGTCGGATAATATCTTCCAATCAATCACACCCCTTTCATATAAATCAACTACAATCTCCTTCTCCTTAGAAGAATGGGGATTGTATGTTTGTGTGCTTACAGGAATATGCCAACTATAAGGATTGTTATATCCAGCAGTAATTGAAAGTGCTTTAGAGAAAAAATCAAATCCTACCAATGTAAGAGTAGAAAAATTTATTTTCTGTAAAAAGTATTGAATTGCAACAAAACCTGCTGAAGGGCGTTGTCCATTTACTTGATTGTTTTTAGCTCCCACTAATTCGAATATATTTAACAACTCTTTATCCGAAAACATTTCTATAACTTCAAAGTTTGGATAGTGGTCAGGAATTTTGTTTAGGTGTATGCGTGAACGATTAAATAGAACAGGAATGTTGTCAGGATAAAACTTTCTTTTAGTATATCTTAAGAATCCTGTTATCCATATATCAGTACGCTTACCTACACTATCCCAATTCTCATTAGTTGGAATACCATTTCCAAATCTTACAACTGTATCAAAACTTTCAATGTAGTCTGCAAGATTATGTTGTAGCATTTCAACTGAATTACCTACTAAGACAATTGATTTTCCTTCAGTAAGTTTTCGTAAATTTTCTTCCATTCGATTGAATATCCTAAGTTATCGTTTATATCCATCCACGGCCCACCATCTGTAAAGTGAACTGCTTTTGGAAATTTAAAGTCGTAATAGTTTACCATAGCATTAAATTCTGCAGGTAAACTACCTATTGAGTCCGCCCATTCCATCTCATGTAAATACCCCGCTGGGGCTTCGTTTACAGACTGTTTAGTAAGTCTTTTACACCTAGTATTATCAAAATACATTAAAGATGACCAATACTTTCTATTGTATGACATATTTTGTTTGTCATTCATTTTTACTTTTGGAGATAGAAAAGCGGGATGTTGAACACAGTAAACAGAATGTTCTGTGTTTGTATATTGCACTATTTCTTGTGGGTCACACTTCCACATGAAGTCACTATCACAGAATAGTGCATTGCCATGGTACATAGAAAGATAAGGAACTAGAAACCGTGAGAAAGCAAACTCGGTACTTTCATTTTGAAACGGTCTCCAGTATAATCCTTCATCTTTCAGCTCTGATAAAACTAATGGTTTTATAGTATGATTTTTTGCATATCTTTCTATAGATGCTTTACATACATGGTATGCCTCATCTTGTGTAGAATCATATCCAATATAAATTATCATCCGTCTTTCAAGCTATGACCTAAGTCATTAACATAAGCCTGTCTAGCTGTTTTAATAGCTGCAGTCTCATTATCTAAGTCTGCGCATTTTGCATCGCAGTACTGTATTGCATTGAATAAAGCTTTTTGGTCTTTGTTAAAATTATCCGCATCATGCTCTATCCCATCTATAGTTATTGAACTCATTTAAATATGTCCTGCCAATTTCCTTGTGTACTAGCCTTAGCATACTCGGTAGCACGGTTTTCAAAAAAGTTGGTATGCTCAACTGCATTTACTTGCATATCTATCCAGGGTAATGGATTAACTGTTGATTTGAATATTGCTTTCATACCAAGACCGAGTAATCGTCTATCGGCGATGTATCTTATGTATTCTTTCACTTCTTTTGCTGTTAAATCTGGAATCTCTGCTTTATCGAAACAAACATCTATAAAGTGGTCTTCTAATTCAACAACGCGTTCTGCTGCGCAATATATTTCATATTTTAATTTATCTGTCCATATATCTGGATTTTCTGCAATAAAAGTTCTAAAGAGTTTTGATAGTCCTTCAACATGAAGTGACTCGTCTCTTATTGACCATGTTACTATCTGCCCCATACCTTTCATCAAGTTATGTCTTGGATAGTTTAGAAGTATAGCAAAACTACTAAATAGTTGTACTCCTTCTGTAAATCCACTGTATACGGCCATGGTCTTTGCCATCTCATGTGGAGTATTCATATTAAAATCAGTTAAGTAATCGTGTTTTTCTGACATAGCTTGTATCTCAAAAAACTCTGAATATTGTTCATCTGATTTACCTAATGTTTCCAAAAGTAATGAGTATGCTTCTTGGTGTACTGCTTCCATCGCAGCATAACTTACTAGCATCATTGTTATTTCTGGTTGTTTAAATGTTGGTAGATAATGCTTTGCATATCCACAACAAACATCTACATCAGCTTGAGTAAAGAACTTAAATATATTATCTATAAGTGTTCTTTCTCCTTCTGATAATTTTTGGTTATAATCTTTTATATCATCTTGTAATGGCACTTCATCTGGTAACCAATGCATCTGTTGTTGTTTTTTATAGAACTCAAATGCCCAAGGGTATACAAAAGGTTTGTAGTATTCTCTTTCTGTTAATAGATTCATTTATCCCTCACAACTTAGACAATCTGATTGTTCAAAGATTATCTCTCTCTTTGCCTGAGAAGTAACATTATCAGCACGACTGATAGCCTCACTTCGTAGGTAATATAATGTTTTTAAATTTTTTGCCCATGCTAACATATGAACATTATGTAAATCTCCTTTGTTTACATCAGGCGGGAAAAATAGATTGACACTCTGAGACTGACATATAAATGGCTGTCTATTTGATGCGTGTTCTATTACCCATGATTGATTGATTTCAACAGCGGTCTTAAAGACATCTTTGTCCCAATCTTCTAGCATATCTAAGTGTTGTACACTGCCTCGGTTTGAAACTATACTTCTCCAAACTTCGTTGTATTCTTCCTCACTTGTACACTTTTCTTTTATAATCCTATCAAGATATTTATTCTTAACTAGATTACTTCCAGTCTTTGTTTTTTGCGTATACGCATTTGCTCTATATGGCTCTATACTTGGAGAAGTATTACCACATAAAATACTAGAACTAGCATTAGGAGCAATAGCAAGTAAATGTGC